AATATGTTGAACGTACTTGGTGGCAAGTTTACGACACATTGGGTGAAAAAGAATACCTAAAGCTAGTAAAAACTTATTATGAAAATCACATTCATAATAAGAAAACATTTGTCTAACACTAATTAATATTCCTTTGTAGAAGAAGAATAGTAAAAGTAAGGGGAATGATAGCAAATTCCCCTTATTCAATCAACTTAATTTCTGTAGTTTTTGGTTTCTTGAAAAAGCCCTTGTCGTTTCAATCGGTTGATTGCTCTTGTCCAACCCCATTCCTCTAAAAACCTAAATAATTTTTTCATATTATTTGATTTCTATGATTTTGGGCTTTTTACCTTCTGGTAAAATCTTTTTTAAAGATATTTTAAGCAAGCCGTTTTTTAGTTCTGCACCTTTGATTTCTACATCATCAGCAACAGTAAAAACCTTAGAAAAATACCTTTTGGCAATACCTCTATGGATTATTCCGTTAGAGTCCTTGTCCGTTTTATTTTCCTTAACCGACCTAATACTTAAAAGATTGTCCGAATATTCTACGGCAATGTCCTTTTTTTCATAACCAGCAAGAGCCAATTCAATATCGTAATGATGGTTTTCCTTTTTTACGATATTGTAAAAAGGAAAGGCAGACGTAGGAGTTCTAAAGAACTCATCTCCGTCATCCATAAGTCTTTCAAAATGATCAAATATATTATCAAATCCTATTGAAATAGGTCGTAGTTGGTTAAAGATTGAGGGTAATTTATTGAATGTCATTTAAACCTCCTTGTTTAGACAGTTTATAAATAGGGTCTTAAAAAGCACCCATACGTTGTATATAGTCTATTTTGATAGAATTACAAGAATTAAAGAAAGATTATTTGATAAATTTGACCTTCCGACTAGCCAAACCCTGTCGCAACAACCTTTGGTGGTATTGTTCCTTTTGCTTTCTGCTCATAATGGAACGCAACTTGAGATTGTTCAGATAACTCCTTTCAAAATTAGGATCATCCCTAAACAAATATTCATTGGTCAAATTCTTGCCTCTATTTCGCCAACAAATATACCCAAACATAGCCAATCGGTCTAAATGCTTTAAAAGGGTTTTGCGGTGCTTAATAGCCAATCTCTTTTTTAGGTAGGCATGACTAGGGCAACAACCATTAGGAGCATTTTTGAGCCTTCTAAGGAGCATTAACAAGCACTTCTCAGTTGGTTTAAGAACTGTGTTGTCTAGCAATTCATGCTCAACCTTTAGAAAGCCTTTAGTTTTATTCGTTGCCATAATGATCCCAACCTTTAACAAAAGGAGGTCTTGCAAACAATTCAATTCTTGGAAGATCGCCACATAATTCTACAATCCTATTCCTAACACAATCAGGTTTTTGACTATGCTTTCGTCTTGGACTTACAATTAATTGTTCAACATTTTTTGATAATCTTTTTGGCTTTCCTTTAGTAGCTAATAAACACATTTCAGGATTTTTTCTCACCCAATAACCCATCCCTTTAAAATATTTATTTGTTTGTGTTGTTTTAGCCCAAGTAAAAGCCACTGTTTTATATGTAAAACCCCATCTTTTAATAAGCTCAAAGGATTTTTCAAGAAAAGGATCAGTAACCCAAAGAAATAATACACAATCCACATCACAAATATTAGACAGAGGAAGCCGTAAGATGTCGTTAAATTCCATGCAATTATAATGTTGTGTTGCATTTCTTTTTTCACCTCTTTGAGAATAACTTTTAAAGTAGTAGGGAGGATCTGCGTAAATAATATTATATTTTCCTATTGGAAATGAATCAGTTTTTCCCATAACATTTTAAAATAAATTTAATTTCCTTTCCCATTGGCTATCGCAAATTCCACAACCGCATTAAAGCTAAAACTAATTCTTTCAGCGTCAGGATCATCACTATTCATAGGTGCAACAAAATGAGCTAGATGGCTTGGAAATATCAAGTAAGTTTTTTCGGTGGGATTTCTCCGCCATGTTGAAAAAGAAAAATAATTTTCTGATCCTTCAAAAAATTCTATTGAGCCGCTTATATCATGGTGGGACTTGGCACATTCCAAAGGAATCATTTTAGGGATTTGCAAATAACCAACGCATGAAATTTGTGGGTGCTTTTGTTCACAGGCGGCATGGTTGGTGTGTTGATGGATGGAATTGAATTGATTTATTTTCTGAACTATATACCAACAACTATTGATTACAATTCTTTTGACCTTAAAATCTGGATATAAAGTCTGGCAATATTCAGTAATGCAAACATCAAAGAAAGAATGTTTATATTTTAATAAAACCTCTGGCGTAACCATGTATTCTGAATCAACTGAACCTACTAATTTATGAGCAAATGAATATCGTTGTCTTTCTTCAGGAGATAAACCTCTAATCATTTTAAGATCGGCCAAAAAATCCTTGACTAAATTATCAGGCAAAGGTTGTTCAGAAATGGTTGAGCCAAAAGGCTTGAACATTTTAATATTAATTTTATCTTTCATACTTAAATTTTTCTAATGGAGTTAATTTTTCTTTGGGAATAGACCACACATAAGGTCTGGATTGAATATGAAAGTTTGTCCATTCTCCCAGCCTCTCTATATTATGTGGTGCAACGTACCCAGCAAAATAAAAAGTAGGAAGGTCATCCAAAACTAAAAAATAATAATCCGTTTTTTTATAGCCCTTTCTCACAATAAGGTTGTTTGTTTTTTTACTCTCTAATTGTGATCTAACTTGGACAGATTTACCATTAATTTTTAAATCAGATCCATGAAAGTTATTAACAGAATGGGAAAAATAAGATTGCATTTTTTTGGCCAACGCCTGTTCTGCCAAGCTCCCTGAAATAGTTTGTCCCCACTTTTTATACCAGTCAAAATCTGCACCACTACCCCAAGAAATTTTTTGTCGCATATTTTCGGTCTGCCTCAAAACTCCTGTGGTTGCACCTACCACAATTTCCTCCCAATTTAGTTCAACCTTAGGTAGATTCATTTTAATAATTTCTGGAAAACTCCTAACAACTTGGGATTGTGGATTAGTAATCTAACAAAACTTTCGCTTAATTTATCCACCAATTTTTCTTCGCCACATTTACCTACGTTTATATTGTCTTTTGAGCATAAGAGATGATAAAGCTCATGTAGAAAGGTTATGAGGATATTTTTTATGGACTGATTTTTATAGATTAAAATTTCATTATCGGATGGAATGAACATCCCCACACAATCTAAATCTTGTGATTCCTTTCTCCCTATATACCTTATCTTGATAATGTGTCTTTTATATTGAATGGTTTTAGGGAGCATTAAATAAAATACACTATATTATTAATATTGTCTATTGACTTTTATCTCTTATTCTGTCAATAATCCGTCAGCAATGTCGCAAAAAAATGATAGATTTACAGACCTAGCTTTCATGCAAGGGGACTTTAAAAAAGTTAATACCTCTCCCTCTCAAACAGCATTAAATAATTGGATGTGGTTCATTAAATATCCTTTAGCTCTCCATCTAAATTTCAAACCTGAATCTCCCTCTATTTCCTTTAAATCTGGCACAGCCATTCATCAATACTTTCAAAATATTTTAATGGGCAAAATGAAAATTGGCGATGTTGAAAAACAATATAAATTTATGCTGGACAATACCGTCTTTATAGAAAAGGAAAAAATCAAAGGACAATTCATTTTAAAAATTATTAAAAAAATGGTGGAAAATCATCTGCAAATGCTAATGGAAATTTCAGGCAAATACATGAAAGATTGGGAAGTCGAAGTTTCTTTTTCTAATTGGTACGACAATAAGTACATGGGTCAAACTTTAAATCTTGCCACCGAAGGTGCGATTGATTGTCGTAATCAACCTCTTAAAATATTTACCGAACATAAGAATAGATTTCCAAGAGTTTATCTTAGCACTGCTAAAAAAAATAAAGGTAAAAAAGTTTGGAATAGTTCAAAGCCAAGCAAATTAAAGTCTCCTCAATTTACCCATCTGATTGCAATGTCCGTTTATTCCCAACATCTAGGAAAAGAATATCAACCAGCCATTCTTTATTGTGATGAAGATGGGGTGTTGCTTTTCAACCAACATAACTGTGAAGACTTAACACAGGAAGGATTAAAATATTATTTTAATAAATTTATTCAGATCAACATTCAACGACAGGAAATGTTGAGGATGGCAGACGGCAGCATAAAAAAGTTGGCTTGTATGGTGGGAGTGGATTGGTCTGAAATTAAAAGAAGTAAGGATAATATCTTTCTTGCTCACATTCAGGAAGAAGATATGCAACAAATGGAAAGGTTTTACAATGGTTTATAAAATCCAATGCACCGATGGTATTAGCCCAGAAGATTTAAAAAGAATTAGCAACGAAGAAATAATTAGTAAAATAAAAGAAATTGCCAGACAAACCTACAAAGAAGAAAGGCAAAAGGAGATAGAGGAAATTATTAAAGATGCTTCAAAAAAGGAGGGGACAATATGATAGACGAAAAAATACAAAAAATTTTAATTAAATATAATATAGATCAAGAAAAAGCCTTATGGGATTGTCATGGTACACAAATTATGTACCACCGATATATAGAAGAAATTGGAGCTGTCTCTGGAGTTCAGGTTATTAAGTACGAAACCATTAAAGCTGACGAAAGCACAGCTATCGTAAAATGTCATGCAAGATTAGGAAAAGTAGATCAGTTTTCCTATGGGGAATGTAGCCCAAGAAATTCTAAAAATGCTTACCCAGTAGCGATGGCAGAGAAAAGGGCGTTTGATAGATGCGTTTTAAAATTGGTGGGATTGCATGGTCATATCTATGCTATTTCTGAAATGCCTGATGAAGAAAGTATCTTTAAGAAAATGAATCATCAAAATAATTCTACACCTAAAGTACAACCTAAAACAAATGGAAAACATGAGGGTGTAGATAATCTTCTTATTCACACCAGTTTAGAAAAGATCCAAAATGGAATTGATAAAGGAGAATTTAAAAACTTGAGCTTTAAAGTAGAAAAACTCAAGACGCTAATTCATAAGGCTGGGTTCTGGGATTCGTTTACCAAGACTAATGAATTTAAAAGACTAAACAAAATGAATCTTATTATAAAAACACATATAACAAAACAAAGGAGGAACTAAGATGGCTTTTGAATTAAAAGCAGGAGAAGGCTACTTGAATAGAGATCAAGAGAACCCAGAAAAATACTGGGGTTCATATAAAGTAAGCAAAGATATGAAAGCTGGAGAGACCATTAATCTAACGGAGTGGATTAACACAAAGGAAGATGGTCGTATCATACATAAATTAGTGGAACGTAAGCCTAAACAGGCTTAATTTCATTAATAGGGTGGTGGATCCTTTTTTTTATGACGTTCATACCACCACCCTTTTAAAATGAGAGTTATCATTATGTTTATTTATTTTACCACAGGAGAAATGCAAAAATTACCAGTCTCTTTGCAAGAAGGACAGAGTTGTGGCGATAAACTGATGGAGCTAGTTAAAGAGGATGAACAAGGAACAGGAATTTTTTATAAAGGAAAACAGATTAGATTACATTTTTGTAAAACTGGAAAAGGAGAATGGGTACAATGAATTTTATTAAAATATCATCGGATTTTGAAATGTTAGCCAAGCAAAAAAGGCAGCATCAAAATGGAATACATTTAAGAAGTTTAATGATTTTTTATTTAATGTGTAAATATGATGGCGAAACTATAGGGAGTGTTCATAAAAAATTTTATCCCACTTATAACCACACCATTAATCATGCGTCAATGAGTAGGGTATCAAGTAGCCTTGTCAAACTGGGATTAATAAAAACTTATGAAAATATGTTAGACAGACGATTTAAAAATTTTAGCTTTACCCCTTTAGGAAAACGATTCAAAAAAGAAATGGAGAATATATATAATGAGTGAATTAGAACAGGTAATTAAAAATAACTTTCAAAAGATATTAAAAGTTAAAGGAATTGATTATAAAAAATTTGGCAAAATAATGAAATGGGATAATGCTTATGCTTTTAAAATATGTAAAGGGCGGAGAAAGATAACTTTATTTAATTTAGAAAAAATTACAAAAGCATTAGATTTAGATGTTGGCATTTTTTTTCATCCAAATTTAAAAGTCAAAAGAGAGTTCGTAATAACAATTAAAGGAGTTGAAAATGATTAATCTAAAAAAAAGATACGAAGTGTTAATGGATAAAAATAAAAGGTTAAGTTTTAGAATTTCTGAATTAGAAGAAGAAATTTTAAAATTAAAAAAAGATAAAGATTGGATGAA